TTACGATAAATAAGTGTTATAAAAAATTGGAATTATTAAAAGATAAGCTAATTCCAAATAAAATCATAGAAAAATATTCATATTAAATTTTATAAAAATTTATGAAAAGGTTTATTTTGTTATATTTATTTGTGTTAAATAACTATAAATGTTAAACACAAATATTTTTAATAAAAAAGTATGTTTGGTGGTTGACGTATATAACTGGGCATTTCACAATATTGCAAAAAAATTAAAAAAAAATTTAGAAAAAAATAATAAAAAAACAACCATATTTTCATATATAGATTTTGGAAAAAAAATGAATTCAAATAATTTTAAAATTGGTAATTTTAAACATTTTATATTTTTGTGGTATCCTTCAAACGCAAATTTTTTGAGAAAAATAAAAAAAGTAGAAAAAAACATAAAAATATCAAGATTATTATATGATAATTTTTCTTATAAATATATAAATTTTGATAATGTTGATAATATTTTAGTTTCATCACCAAAGATACTTACTAATTTTAAAGATTTTTATAAGAATACACCGAATGGATATTGTATTGATGGTGTCGATGAAAAATTATTTCAATATTTTGGTTATAAAAGTAAAGACAAACTTATAGTTGGGTGGATAGGAAATTCGGATCCAAAAATTAATGGAATTAATAAAGGTTTTAAAGAAATAAAAGAAACAATGTATGATTTATCGGATAACTTTATTTTTACACCTCTCGATGTGATGGATGGTTATATACCGCATGAACAAGTACCCAATTATATAAAAAATATAGATATTATTGTATGTTTTAGTAAAACAGAAGGGACACCTAATCAAATATTAGAAGCATCATCGTGTGGGAAAACATGGGTATCTACAGACGTGGGTATAGTTTCATTATTAAATAATTCATTACCTAACAATTGTTGTGGTTTAATTATAAAGAGAAATAAAGAAGATTTGAAAGAGAAATTAAATCATTTTAATAAAAATAGGCACTTATTAGAAGAATATGGAAAAAATGGAAGAAGAGCAATATTAAAAAATTTTACTTGGGACAAAAGAGTAAATTCTATTTTAAAATGTCTTAACCTATAATATTTTTTATAATATTATTTCTAATGCCGTTCCAGTAAGCACTGCCACCTTTTCCACCATTGTCTGTTATTTGACCTGGATGCAATCTATAGTATAACAAAGTATCTGGTAAATTATGTATTTTACCAAATGTTTTTAATACTTTAAGTATTAATTCAAAATCTTCAATCATTTCTCTTGTATTATTATTATAGTTACCAGCTTCTATAATTTTTGATTTTTTAAAACAAAATGTAGGATGATTCATAATCCAATGTTTTGGGTTTTTTTTATATTCATTTAATGTTAATGTGGTGTGATTTGTTTTATCACGAAGTGTATTTCCAGAAAGAAATTGTATTTGTGCGCCACATAAAACGCATTCTGGTGTTTTATCCATAAATTCCAATTGTTTGATAATTCTCTCTGGAAACATAATATCATCTGAATCCATTCTAAAAATAATTTCATCGGGACATAATAAAACACCATTATGTAGTGTTGGTCCAATTCCTAAATTTTTTTCATTTTCATGATAACAAACTTTTATCCATCGTGTTGTATTTTGAAATTGTTGTAACATTTTTTTTAAAATAGTTGTATGTAAAGAATCTGAACCATCGTTCATACAGACAAGATTAATATTTAAATATCCTAATTGATTTTTAATAGATTCTAATGTTTCTTTTAAAAAGGAAGCATTTGCATTATAGCACGGCATTAAAATAGAAACATTCTTATTTGGTTTTAAAAATTGTTTTGGGAGAGAAATTTGATTCATTAACTCATAATTATTTTTTGTGGAACCCCATTCTTGATAGGCAAAGACGCGACCATGTTGTTTATATTCAAGACCAGACGCATGTATAGGTAAAAAATAATAGGATGGTAAAATAGTTATATCTTGCCATTTTCTACTGAAATATAGTCGCGTTAATAAACCTGGTCCAATTGTTCTCCAAGCTCTTTTACCGGTTCTTTCAATAGAAATATCATTGTTTTTAATCCATTCTATTGCTAACCTGGGTAATTCATGTTTGGGTGGGAAGGCCATTGTGCCAGTTGCGATGAGAGGATGTGTTGGAGCGAGAACATCGCTATATTCTTGATTTGCCCAGCCTGCCGCACGGACTTGTTCATTTTCATAACCGGCGAAAGATTTATTTAATGATAATAAGTCGGTGAAAGGTTCAATACATATGGAATCAGCATCGACGAAAATACCACCATATTCGTAAAGTAATTCCCATCGAATAATATCTGCTTTACCGTTTATTTCATTCATATCGTTAATCTTATGACCTAGCTCTGTTTTAAATCCGCGCTTTTGCAGTTCTGCTTCTGTCCAACGGATATATTGAAAACCAAGAGGTTCGTGTATATTTTTCCAGGTATCCATGAATTTGGTGGGAGCAGGTTTTGGACCTATCCATAACTGATGAATTATTTTAGGCATTGACATATTGTATTATTATTATTATTAATATTTAATATTTAAATAATAATAATTATGTATAATTATATGTATTATTTTACAATAGGCGCAATATTTAAAAATGAAAGTCATATATTAAAAGAATGGTTAGAACATTATTTTTTTCATGGTGTAGAACATATTTATTTAATAAATGATAATAGTACAGATAATTTTTTAGAAATATTAAAACCATACATTGATGAAAATAAAGTTACCTTATATACGTGCAATGAAAAGATAAAATGGGTAGGCGTACAAGATGTAAAATATAATTATTATTTTCAAAAACATTTAAAAGATACAAAATGGTTTGGTGTAGTAGATTTAGATGAATTTTTATATTCACCATTAGATGTTAATATTCAAAATATATTAAAAAAATATGATGATGAAAAACAACTTCATATTAATTGGGTGCATTTTGGTTCAAGTGGGCATATTAAACAACCAGAGTTAGTTGTTCCTAATTTTTTATTGAGGGGTGAATATAATAGTAAAAAAAACGGACCAAATGGTAGATATAACTCATATAAATCAATAGTTAAAACAGATGGAAATATTAAATTAGGAATTCATAAACATTTTTATAATAATAATTCAGATGGAAAAAATGTTTCTTTTGACGAAAAAGATACACCATTATTAGTTAATCATTATGCTATTCAATCAAGTAATTTTTGGAAAAATATTAAAATGACGAGAGGCGATGTTAATTATTGGTATGATAAAAAGGGTTGGCAAAGAAATATGGATTTATTTGACGAAATGGATGTAAATGATATAAAAGATGAAAGATTAAAAGAACAAAACCAGAATTTAAGATGTTAATTTTTTTAGAATATGTTTATATTGAGTGGAATTATTCACACCAATATGTTTTACAAATCCACTCTCATTTAATGTTATAGCTGCACGAAATCCTTTATTAAAATATAAATTTGAAAGTGCTTGCTCTACACCACCAACATTACATTCTTTTGAGCCTATAAATTGTTCATAAGGTAATAATAATTTACAATCACAAGTTCTTCTTAATCCAGGATTAAATGTAAAACCACTCCAAATATTTGATCTTTCTTTAAATACACCCATTAATCTAAAATTATCATAAACCATGGGTTCAATTGGGTGTCCATTATTTAAAACTCTAAAATAACGATAAGGTCTTAACCATACACATAAAAATTTTTGATTTTTTTTAATAATTTCTAAAGATTTTTCTATAAACCCATAATCATAAAATTCCCAATCATCTTCACAATGAAAAATATACTCGGTATCTACGAGAGAATAGGCTTTATCAATACTTTTAATTTGACCCATATTTTTATCATTATATATAATTTGTTTTTCAATGTTATTTGGAATTTCTTTTATAGCTTCATCAATACAACCCTTTTTTCCACTATCATCAATAATAATAATATTTCTAACCGGATAAGTATTAAATTTAAAAAAAGATTGAAGTGTTATTTTTAATTCATTTGGTCTATTACAAGATGTTAAAACAAAAGTTACTTCAGACATTTTATATAATTTACATAATACTTTATTATTTAAATTATATTATTTAAACATTTTTCCAAAAATTTAAATATTTTATTTTTGCATTATCAAAGAAATTTTCCCAATAATCATTCATATTTTTGTTTTCAGGGTTAGTTTCACTATCTTTAACATCTAAATAACTAAACATGGGTAATAAATAAACATTTCCATAGGACCAGACAAAATTATCAGTAACAGGATGTTTATGATTACTTAAATCAATAGTTAAATTTTTTATATCAAAATGATTATTTACTATTTTTTCAGCAACATCTCTTTTAATTTTATAAAAAGTAGTACCGCTTCCATATTTTTTTTCAGGAATTAACATATGATTATTATAAATATCACTGGTAGTTTGTAGTTGTAATATATCATATTCTGAATTTTTTAAAATATTATAATGTTTTTCCAACCAATATTTGCTGTATGTGTTAGATAAATCTTCTTCTGCGATAAAACAGTATTCATCATTACTATTAGATAAAAAAAAATGTAAAGCTTTTATGTGACTACAAGTACAACCATGCTCCCCCCCATTTAATCGTTGATGTTTTATAACATTATATGGACTGAAATTATTTTTGTAATCAATTGCACTAATTCTAAAATTATTATCTTTATTATTAATAAGTATTTCTTCCATATGTTTTCTTCTATCTGGTCGTCTATCTAAATTTATCCAGTAAATATTATAAGGTAGTTTTGGTATTGGGTGATTCATTATTTAAATATTCACAAATATCTTTATATGATAATAAATTTTTCGATTGTATTTTAAATATATTTAAAATATCAACTAATTCATTTTTTACATTTATTAAATTATGACTATTATTATTAATATTGTAAATAGAATAATGATTTGTTTTTTTAAACAATGAATACTTTTCATTGTTATTTGTTTTTAAAAAGTATATAGCCAGTAAGTGACAATTATATTTTGTTTTTAAATAGTTGGATAAAATTTCGATTTCATTACTTGTTACCTTTTTGTAACCAGGGTATTTTGGATGTAAAAATAAACAAAATAGCGTTTTTATTTTTTTTTTGTCTATAATATCAAATCTATCAAAACATCTTTTAAAATGTTTAATTATATTCGGTTTATTTAAATTGTGGTGTGGAAACGTCGCATAATGATATGAAGAATCTATGTAATTATTTTTATCAAAAAAAGAGTTATCTAATTTTGAATGTAAACTTCTGTAACCCCATTTTTCATTGTATGATTTATATTTCTCATTATTTTGTGTATGAATTAATTTTCTTTCTTCTATTTTATGTTCTAATAAATAAATAATATCATTAATCGATGATAAAAATAATCCATCAAATGGTGAACTAAATTTTTTTAATCCTAATTCTTTTAAAAAAATTTCTGTAAAACATCTAATCCCAAGACTCAATACGCATTTATATTCTTGATTCATTAATATATTTATTTGATTTATATTTATTAAGTTTTATAAATATAATTATTTTTGACATTCTACATTTAAGCTCATTAATTCGCCATTATCTTTATCTAAATGGGGTAAATAACATTGAGAGTAATCATCAAAATGACTGTGTGATGTATTTTTCCAATCCCATAATTTAATATTTTTAAAACCATTTTTATCTAATAGTTTATGTAAAGAATTAAAATCATATGTAGTTTTATGATAAATAGTGGTTTTTTCATTCATTTGCCATTTACCATAAAGTGGTCCAAGAAAATCATCAAGATATAGTGTTTTTTCAATATATAATTTAACATATTTTTCAAAATTAGGAACAGCTAATCTTATTATACCACCAGGTTTCAAACATTTTTTCCAAATTTGTAATACATCTGAGGCTTCTCCTCTATCAAAATATTCAAAAACATGCGAAGCATAAATTAAATCTACTGTATTTTCTTTAAAAGGGATATTTTTGATATCATTTGATTTAACATGTTGATATGATGTCCCATCAATGTGGTGCCAATCATCTCCAAAGTTTCTTTTTCCACATCCTACATGAACTTTCATTATACACATATATGTTTATAGTATTTAAATATAAATATAACTTTTCATTATAAATAATATGAATAATTTTATAAAAATAAACATTTGGTCAGGATTATGTAATCAATTATTGCCTCTGGTTTCATGTATCTATTTTGGAAAGAAATATAATAAAAAAATAATATTTAATTCAAAACCATTACGTGTGTGTGGACATATAAATAAATTTTTTTTATCAGATTTTTTTATATCTCCAGAAATATGTGAAGAAAAAAAAGAAATTTTAGATAAAAAAGATTGTAGTTATTATATTGAAACAAAAAACGAAATATATGTAAATCAAATAAAAACAAACCATTTAAATGACGATAAAGGTATATATATTTCAAATGTTGTTCATTTAATTGGAACAGAAAATGATAATACGCATTTATATAATCCTCAACCAACACAAAATATAATAAAAACTACTTATTTATTAGAAATTCAGAAAATATTGAAAAATATTGGTTTAATAGATGAAATAAAAAATAAAATAAAAGAAACAAGTAATTTTATAGATAATAATGTAATAGGCATACATTTTAGATCACAAGATGGTGGTTTTATTGTAAATAATAAATATAAATTGGAAAATTTTATAAATAAACTACCAAGTAATAAAAAAATATATTTATCATCAGATGATCATAATACCGAACAATATATTAAAGATAAATTTAAAGAAAGAATAATAACTATGAAAAATCCTTTTGGTGGAAATACAATAAGTAAAACAGATAATAGTAAACATTCAATTATGAATGGTATTTGTGAAATATATATTTTATCAAAATGTGATGCGTTTTATGGTACAAAATCAAGTTCATTTACATTGACGGCGTGGATATTATCAGAAAATAAAATATTAAATTTTTGGAATTAATAATTTATTTTTATATAAATTTATTATTATTTAATTTTTATTATAAATCTATCTTCAGGGTGCATACCAGATGGTAAATGATAGTGATCTATAATTCTATTTTCCATTATAGATAATACATTTTTCTTTGTAATAGAGCTCCAATCACAAGTTGGACGCTCTGGTGCATCACGTATGCCCTCTGCACTCGTCCACTTTCTACCAAAATCTCTATAATCATCAATTATTATTATTGCTTCTTTATTAAAATATTTATTAATAATATTTAATTCTTCTAATAATGGACAATCTTTTTCACCACGACCAGTAATACCCTTACTCCAATGACCATCGAGAAAAAAAATTGTATTTTCATTTAATTTTGAAATAACATTTTTTAAAATAATAGAGCTATCACCAAGATAAAAATTTATTTTATTTCCTTTGTATTTGGATTTTGTGTTATTATAAATTTCTTTTTTAATTTCAATTGTATGTAATTCTTTAAAGTATTTTTCTATTCCGAATATAGTTTCTCCAAGAAATGTTCCAGTTTCAACAAATAAAGGGTAATTTTTATAATTTGTATTTAATGAATTTAAAAATTTTTCATTTATTGAAGGCATATATATATATATATATATATATATATAATTCTTTAATATAAAAATCCAAAATAAATAAAGTTGTATTTGTTAAATATTAAATTTTTCATTAATAATATTTTGATATTTTATTATTAAATAAGGAAATGATTTAATGTAATTTATACTCTTTTAAAAATGTATCATAATTATTTATAATTTGATATATTTGTTCCCATATATTTAATTTATCAATAATTATTTCTCTTGCTTTTGTGAGAGCGTTTACTGCTTCATCAGTTGGGGCTTTAGATATAATATTCTGTATATTTTTAAAAATATCTTTATTTTCAATATCTATTAAATGATAAGATTTTTCTGGTAAATATACGTTTGTGTAACTATTTCCCCAATATAAAGGCATTGTCCAACATAAAATACAATCTGTAATTTTTTCACTTATTAGCCTTTCATTATAAAAATTTTCTAATGCTATTGAATAATGGTAATCTAATAAAGCGTTACTTTTATCTGTTGTAATATTTTTTTCTTGATGATATGACCCAAGAGTCCCTTTGTAATTATCACCCAATACATATTTGTTCCATCCCCTTCCATATATATCTATTTTATTTGGATATAATTGCGAATATTTTCTAATAAAAGTAGTTCTTTTAAAATATCCATCTGTAAATTTATTTAGTTGTTTACTTGAAACAACACAAGATATATTTTTTGTTTTATTTGTGTATTTCATAGATTTTAATTCGTCATATGTTTTATTTATAAATGAAGCTGGTGCGAATGTATATAAAAACCCTTTTTCATATGTTATATGATGTTTAAGTTTGGGTAAAATATTATTTAAATACCAATTTTTCCTACCATATTTTAATATTCCTGTATTTTCTCTCTGAAAATGTATTATTTTATCAAAATTATCAAATTTATTTAAAAAATGTTCTTCACCAAGATTTATTATATCTTTATACAAATCATCTAATACAATTAAATAGTCTGCTTCATCATAATTAGTAACAGCTTGAATATTTTTCCATATTCCTTTATTACCAGGAGTATTTTTTTTATATTTATCTAATATTGAAGTTGCGTCTTGCCATGGACATGTTATGTAAATTTTAATCATATATTTTATATTAATAATAATTATATTATTTTAAATTTATATAATTTAATATATATATTTAAATAATATATTATTTATAAATAATATAATGAAAATAGCAATATGTTTTTATGGATTACATCCCGATGAAACGTGGAAATCAGCTGATAATAATGTAAATGTGAAAATTAAAAAGGACAAATGTTTTGATCATTGGAAAAAAAATATATTAAATTTAAATGATTGTGATATATTTATGCATTCATTTTCTACTAAGCATAAGCAATTATTAAAATATGAACCAAAAAAACACTTATTTGAAGACGTTGATTATTTCGATGATAAAATAGTAGATAAAAAAAAAAAAGAATATTATTATAAAAAACATAATAATAAAATACAAATACCTGTATTATTATATATATCATATGGTATTAAAAAATCTGTTGAATTAATGCTTGAATATTCAAAAGAAAATAATATAGAGTACGATTTAATATTAATTTCTAGAATTGATATATGTTGGCTAACTCCATTATATTTTAACCAATTAAATACAAATAAATTTTATTCAGCAATATGGGGTAAAAATAATTGTCAGAGTAAAATAACAAATGGATTTCAATCTTTATGGTTTTGTTCAAATAAAAAAAATATTACAGAATTTTCAAAAATTTACGATAATATATATAATTATTTTGAAAATGATTATTCATGGCATACAATTACAAAAACTCACGCAAATACATTTATAAATGATAGTGAGATTGAATATAAATTTAATGATACACATAATACACCCATTCATATGGGACAACAGAGGCAAATTTATAAATAATTTTTATTAGTTTTTTTTAAAACTACAACTGGTTGTTCTCCCCAATTTCTTACTCGTTGATTAAATAATGCGGCTTTACTGTAACCATACCATTTTAATTCTTCAAAATTATTGAATATTAGTGGTAATCTATGCTCCCCATAAACTCTATGTGCGTTCCATGTCAACGCATCTTTACCAACAGGGGCTCCCCAAATTAATAAACCATCTTTTAATAAATTATTATAAATTGTTTCCATTATTTCAATATCTCCGTTTGGATTGAGAGGGTCGCCATATCTACCCAAACCACTATGTTCTATTGAAGAAAATGTAACAACGGCATCATATGTTTCTTTATTATTTTTGAAGTAATTAAAATAATCTTTACATTGTAAATTATTAACTTTACTATCTGGAACATTATATTCAATAGTAGTTACATTGTTTTTAAGATTGAGTAACATTGCTTCTATCCATGGGCTGGTAGTTCCAACGACAGCAACATTTTTATTTTTAATATCATACTCTATAAATGAATTTAATAAATTTTTACAAATTTTATGCCCATATGGCGATGTTCCTTCATTACCAGAGATAATATTTTCTATTGAATATTTTGATAAAAATGAATTTATATATTCTTGATCCCATACCTTTTTATGAAGATTATCGCGTCCATCAAGAAACCAATCAAATATTGGTATTTTTCCATT